AAGCTAAACTAGAAAAGCAAGATAATACAGATAAACAGTTACAGTCTTTAATTGATGTGCTTTTTCAAAAATTTGAGGATTATAGAAAAATTACAGAAGATAATAAAGATGAGTTAAGAAAAGAAATTAGACAGGCTCATACTTGTGGAATGGACGAGATGAAAGAGATGAAAAAAGCATTAGTTAGTAGAGTTTCAGAACTTGAAAAATGGAAGTGGATGGTAGTTGGTGGTGCTATATTATTCGGATATTTGATTAGTATGGCACAAAAATACATTTGACAGACATCTATAATATCTAGTAGAATATAGTATGATTCTATAGGAGTTTCCATGAGTGCGATTTTAGATAGACAGTATGTTCACGATATTGCTTTTAGATTAGATAAATTTAAAAGAAAATCAAACTGCTTATATAATTTTCGTTGCCCTATCTGTGGCGACAGTAAAAAACACAAGAATAAAGCTAGAGGATATTTGTTTGAGAGGAAAAATGCATTTTTCTATAAATGTCATAATTGTCAAGCAAGTATGTCTTTTGGCAATCTTATAAAATTTTTAGACCCTATTTTATATAAAAAATACTGCGTAGACAGATATAAATCTGGAGAAATAGGAGTGAAGCCTCATAAGAAATATAACTATACATTCAAGCCTG